AGAGCCGCAAGAACTTTGGTTTTGGTAATCTTGATAAATACTCTAGATCGCTCGGAATCTCTATACTGCGTTGTCGAGTCATAGATACCACGAAAGTTCTTGTACGCTTGCAACCAGCGTTGCTCATAAACGTATCTACCATTCTCCGCATCTTCAAACTTGGCTCGAATGTATCCAGCCAACCCCGGCATTTGTTCACTGGGGCTTTGAACAGGAAGAACTGTGTCGTCAGTCGGCTCTAGGAAATTGTCAGACATTGCGAGTCCTTAGTAGTCGCGTTCTTCAGCCATACGCATAACAGCAGGATCAACAGCCGTTTTAGTCATCTTCTTCGGCATATCCTCTGTCAGAACACCCTGTGTGGTCTTGGTATCAAACTCAAGTCCCTCACGATAAAGCTTGTCAGCGCCCATTTGATCGTCTACCGAAGTGTTCGGTGAATTCATAATGTACGCTTCGCCCATGTTCAGGTTCTGCATGTTAGTCTCCCTTTTCTATGAAACCGCCAGACGCCATTCGTCCGCCGGAAATAAGTCTGGTCAAGATGTCTTCCAGACTCTCGTCAGTGAGATCGCCCTTGATCCCATACTGTTGTTCCAGTGCCTTCTCCGTTCCGGAGATGGTCAAGTCAGTCAGGGCACGGGATGCGGGGCCGATTATGCCCATCGCGCCGCTGGCCTCTTCTACAAATGCTTGTCCTGCTGCCTTCTCGGGGGTCTCACCTCTTTCAATTAATTCGCGGCGAGTTGACTCAAATCCCACGCCGGGAAGTGTTGAAAGCGCAGCCTTCGCCCCCTTGCTTGCAACTGTACCTGCCACGCCAACCACAGTGCCTACTACTCCCTTTGTGCCGCTAGGCATTTTACCAGTCTTCTGATATTCCTTCATGGCATCCGCCATGCCCTTTGAGTCGAAACCTTCTTCAGTCAGTTTGTTCTGGACTTCGATGTTGGGTTCGTCTACATCGGCGGCGGCGGGGGTGGGGACAGATGTTTGAGTTACTTCGGGGGTCCCGGCTAATCTGGCAGCCGTATCGCGCTTATCTATCTCTGCTTGTAGAAGTGCAGTCTCTGCTTTAGTTTTAGAAGTTTTCTGATACGTCTGGGCTGCAGCATCATCGGTTTCAATAGAAATAGGAGCGATGTTATCATTTGAAAAAACGACACCCTCAGAAAGTTGCTGCGCTCGTTCCTGCATGAACGGCGGTAGATTGTTTACAGCCTCCCCTGTAACTGCGTATCGGGCTGTGTATGGGGAAATTTTATCGATACCAACTTCAGTTAAAAACTGCCCATGAGTTCGTACACGAGTCTTGGGTTTATTTTTCGCGGCAGGGACAAGAACTGCATTGCCCTCCGACATCAAAACCCAAGTTTGAAAAGAGGCTGCATTAGCCTGTTCTATTCGACCTGCTTCATTCAGGATGGCTTGATACTTCTGAACGTTGCCTTCTTGAGGTCTCCACGTTAAAGCACGACGAACTGTGCTAGTCTCATTGTATCCTTGTGCGCTAAGGTGTGTCTCCATCAAGCGACGAAAGTCGTAAGCACTGAACTTCTCTTTTACATATGAATCTGTACCCTCTGAGTAATACTCAATAAGGGGTATGCTTGCTTTTGCAAGCTCCTCGTTGATTAGTTTATCTAGACTAGATGCCGAGTTAGTAAATACCATGCCGTTTTTTCTGTCTCCTATATGATGTAAAATAACATCTCTTTGAGACGACGGCATATAAGCGATAGGAACAGATTTTTTACCCGCCCCTTCTATGTTGTCTTTTGAATCTGTTTTGAGGGCAAGTCCTTTGACAATACCTGTTTCAAAATTGATATTCTCAATCTTCAAACCCTTAAAGTCAGAAGGACGATATCCTCCCTGCATCATTAAAAGCATACGAACCCCAGCTTCTTTACGCAAAGGATCGTCACTTGTAAGCAGTCCTGCTACTGTACTCTTTACTTCTGTGTATACTTCTGGCGGATAAGCAAGGGGTATCTTACGATCAACTGCTGTCGAAAATCCAGCTTTTAGGTAATCGGCTTCACCAACAGCCTCTTTCATCATTGCCCGGAAGGGATTGGCACCTCTTGCAGCAGTGACACCAACTTCACCTAAAATTTTAGTGAAGTCTCCGACAAGTTCTCCAGAACGAGTATCTTTACCATAGGCTACAATCGCCTTGATAAACTCATCTCGTTTGGGACCGCCTTCTTTTATTTCTCCCAGTGTAATATCGCCAAAGCCTAGATCATTAAGAAACTTTACTCGTTTCTCTACGGCTCCTGAAGGTATATCCGTTCGATTGGCTTGAACATCAACCAAAGAAGTTGAACTAAGTGCTTCACCGCGCGAAACTCCACCCGCCGTTATGCGCGGGATGAAGTCTTCATTAAACTGAATAGGATTAGCCATTAGTAACCAAACGTCGCATCAGCAGGCTGGAAAGCCTGATCCTTGATGCCTTGAAGTGTTTTGTGTATGGATTGATATCCCGACATGCGCGTCATCAGCATATAGCGCAACGCATCATACGCATGATCCTCTGCTTTCGTGTCTACATCTTCACTATTAGTTTTGGAGAGAGGTATGCCAGATAGTTGTGCTATAATATGCTTGCATGAAGAGAATATTCGTAGACGAGGTTCGTTGGTGTAGGGGTCGTCAGCAAGCCGCCTGTGAATTTCCATTTTTCCTTGTAGACGGTTGCGGTCTGAAGGAGTCCACCTAACACCAGCCCGCATCATTGTCTCTGCAATGGACGGGCCGAAGCCTGTCTTGTTCCAGCAAGAAGAGTCTAGAACGTTGTAGTGTGGAAGTGGGTCTAACTCTTCTGCTTCTAGTATTTTATCAGCAAGTTGCTCGGCTGTCAAGTGTTTAGCATATAGTTCGCGATAAACCCAGATATTATTATCCCAGTCAATAGCCCCCCACAGAACGCACGACGGACTCGCATACCCGTAGTCTGCCGCACGAATACGGGGCCAGTTGGTTGGAAGTTCAAAATGTTCGACCACATGTCTAGACCTTGAAAACTCGGGGAAGGCCGCTCCCTCCGCCACGTCCCAATCCCCTTCTAGGAGTCGTCTACGCTCGACATCCGGGAGCGACCTGAGCATGGCCTCATACTGACCGTCTGCCATCAGGTAGGGATTATCAGTCAGCCGCGCAGGAACAAACTTGCGATAGAACAGCGGCTGACCTGCTTTTTTGTGACCATCAGGCCACACAAACGTCTTTCCAGTTTCTATATCGTAGGCACCAAAAGGCTTGTTTGGTTCACGGCGATCGATGTACATCTTCTTGACCCACCAACCACCCACTCCTCCGGGGTTGGCTGTGCAGCGCATACACAACTGTTGCTGGAGTTCAGGATCAGTAGCACGAAGGCGAGAACGCAAGTAATCCCAGACATAGGACGAAGGATACTGAGTAATCTCATCGATGCCAATCCAGTTGAATGCCTGACCCTGAAAACGGGTCACATCTTTGTCTCTGTCAAGGTAGGTAAACCACATGGTTGCACCGGAGGGAAATACCCATGTGGACTTAGATTCACGAAAAGTAGCTCCCGGGAACGCCTTCGGATATAGCTGCTTCGACTTGTCTATAAGTTCTGTTAGTTCGTCGAGTGTACGACGGAGAAGAAGACCACGATGATTAGGATTGTGACAATAACGTAACGGATCAGCAAGAAGTGCAAAACTTTTTCCACCACCGGCTGCACCACCGTAGAGTACATCCTGTTCAGACGCACTAAGAAATTCTTCTTGCGGTCCCGGATTTGGCTGAAAGATAACTGGGCTACCATCAACAAGGTCTCCCACTGCATTTGGTAAGTTTGTAAGATCGCCTTGATCAATGACTCTAGTTTTTTCACCCTGTAGTGCCTTCTCTATCTTGTCTGCAGACTCTGTCAATTTCTTGACTTTGCGTTTCTTGTATTCGGCTTTCTGTTGCTGAGTAGCTGCCGACTTCTTCGCATTACGAAGACGCATCTGGACGGAACGTCGTGCCCGCTCCCTATCACTGAGCTTGTACTCAGCTTTAGGCTGATTCGGGTCTTTCTTGGGTCTGCCGCGAGTTCGCGGCTTGTCCACAGTCGCCGGGTCAGGAGGGACTAGGACGCGCTTACGAGGCTTACTAGCCATCAATCACTACTTCTTTTTTCGGAGGGAGCAAGACAACGCCGTGAACCGCTGTGACATTGTGGTTCATGGTTTCTTGTCTGCCAAGACCTACGCGGTTCAAGACAGATTCTGCTGCTTTCATCCGCAGATCGTCACCACGTTCAATATCCGGGGCGTCCACGAGGCTAACTAGCTTGTTCGCGGCTCTGAGAGACTGTCCCGCCAACACGGTTTTGGTCCGGTCAATGATTTCATCAGCTAGTCGGTCCTTGAGCCACTTGATCGAACCCTCTGCATAGCCAGCAACCTCCGCTGCGGCCCTTATATTGCCGCCATTGTCAAACAGGGCGTCCAAAAAGGCTTCCTGTTTCTCCGTGAGGGCGGGTTTATGGTTGTTTTGCTGGGGTAACAGATTCATGTGAACGTCAATTCCTTACATTTGAAGCTATAGGTTGCCGGGATGGGGAATAATCGGGCTACACCTACCGCCATTTCCTGTGAACGAACCTTACACTGGTCAAATGTCTCGTATGGGCCACGTGTGTCGTCGAATCGAACACACTCGCCGGGCATGGATAACGCACAGACCATCAACATTGCTTCAAACATGGGGCAAAATCTCCTTACAACCCATTAGTTTAGGGCTAGTTACCTGTCCTGTCAACCCAAAAGTGACGAAAGAGCAAGAAAAAGGTTGACAAATGCGAATTTTGACTGTACACTGGCGTTAAGCCCGCCGGGGATACACCCATGTACCCCCCTGCTCTTCCAAAAGAGGCCCAGTAAGGAGGGAGGGCACCCCTACAGGTACCTAACGTGTTCGCAGGAAAACCATACAGGTAACCTAAAATACCAAAAATGATGTCGGGATTGCATAGCAAATGCCATAGGGGTGGGGTGGCCCATGCGTGCGCACGCGCGTACTGATTTTATTACCTTTTTTGTCAGGTCATCTGCGGCAGACGGCGCGGCGTTCTGGCTGGCATCGGCAACCCCGGCAACCAGTCCCGGCAACCACACATGCAAACACGCGCCCACCCACCCGCGCGTTGGCTGTTTTGTCATGAGTGGCATGGCCGTTAACCCTCAAAGCCCACTGCCGGTTCCCTATAGACTGACAACCCCGGCCAGTTACTGCGCGATTTATCCAAGGATTACAGGAGCGGTGCTGCAATAAACCCAGCAACCCGCAAAAAAGAACCCCCAGCACAAAGGCCGGGGGTCAAGGTAAGGGAGGAAGATTGCCGGGATATTAGCCCCTCACCGGCAGGGTAACTGGCTAGTCGTCTTTGGCGACTGTAAACTGTGCGGACGCAATGGAGCGGGGGCTGCTGCTCATCCACTTCTGCAAACCGATTGCATCCATGAAATTGTCTAAGGCATCGATCTGGCTTTCAATGCCGGTTATCATTGTCCGGATGGTGCGGATTTCCTGTTCAGTAATCGCGAATACTTTCTTAGCTTCGGATGTGGTGAGTTCGTTTTTAATCGTGCTTTGCATTTGTTCAGTTCCTTTTACCTAAAGTTGAGGCCGGGAAAAGCCCCGGCCCCAGTGTTATGCCACAGATTACCGGTTGCTGGCAATCCTATATTTTCCAAGCCGCTTCCCCTGCCGAACAAGCTCGATGTTATAGCCATGTTTCCGCAGGGCAGTGATCCGCTGCCGGGCGGCAGTCTCAGGGATCGCAAGCTCTCGCATCACGGTCATAACAGTTACCGGGTAGGTTCGCTGGTTGAGCAGCCGGGCAAGGTCGGCAAGGCTAGGCGGCAGATCATCCAAGCGAGTTCGCTTCCGCACTGGTGGCTCGTTGAGCGGTTCGCCGTGCATGTCGGTTTGACTGCCGGTTGCCGGGAAGTTCCCCCGGAATTTGGTCAGCAGCCGCTGCCGCTCGTCTTTCCGTATCGTCCGCTCGAAGGTGTTGACGATCTGGACAAAGTCCGAAATCAATTTCGGGTCGTAGATATTTGACATGGGTTCGGTTCCTTTCGTCATGTCAGTTGATGAAGATCGCGTAAACGATAAGAGCTATCAAGATGACCATTACGGTCCGATAGATCACATACAAGGCTTCCATCCGGGTGATTCCCCCTTTCCTTACAACCTAAGCCACAGATCGTTCAAGGCCCTGCCAGAAGCTAGAACCGATCACGTCCCGCACTTCATCATTCCGGCGCGTGGCGACCAGTTCCTTGTTGTTGTTGCGTGTGGTAGTTCCCGGCAAGTGGGTGGCGTAGTGCGTCAGGGCATTGTAAGCGGCCCAGAGCGTGTTGCCCAGTTCTGGCGTCTCTTCACTAAACCGCTCAAGCAACCAATTCAGTTTTGTTTCATTGATCGCCAGCGTCTCGTCGTGCTTGGCGGCTTTCGTCTTCTTGCGGCAGATTGTTTGCTGAAGCATCCGCTGGAAGTCGAAACTCGAACAATGCGACTCTTTCCAGATGTTCATCTGGTCACGGTTGTTCACCCACATGTCGAGACCATAACCGGCTTTTGATATCATGGCGTCGATCGAAACGTGACCCTTGTGTACCTTCCGCTGGTGGTACGATTTGGCCCCGCCAAATACCAAAGAGTTCCGGCACAGGTCGCGATAGGCTCCCGAGAAAACCTGAAAGGCCCAAGACAAATCAACAGAATTGAAAATATCCATGCGGCATTCCACGCGGTCTGTCTTGCCCTGACGGGTCTGGTCTTCAGTTGCAAGGTCGTGGAAAACCACCGTGCGATGCACCCGCTTACCATAGCCATAAATTCGGTCAGTTACCGTGACGTTTTCGGTCGGCAATTCGGACTCATGCAAGATCGCGGCTTGCCGTTTGAAAAGCGTTTCATGTGGGATCAGGGCATAGTGCCGGGACACTGGCCGGACATCCAACAGACTGTCAGTGGCCCGGTTATACAGTGCCGAATAACCCTCAAAAGGTCGATTTGTCATAATGTCCGCATCGTTCCACGCAGCAGGACACCCGGCCTCGAGTGGCACTCGTTCCACCTTTGCGTATTTTTCCAACAGGCTCACGTCTGCCGGGTTATTGTGGATAGCATATATTTCGTCACCCCTGCGGATAGCAGCGTTAGTGGCGTTCGTCGTTACAAGATCAAGCATGGCGGTTCCTTTCTTCGCATAGCTTGTGGCCGGTCAA